CCGGAATTCAACGAGAGAGATGATACGCTCGATGTTCTCGGCGTCCTTCCCTCTTCTCCAACCTTTCCGCTCAGTGAATGGCTCGGGGAACTCCCTTCGGCACTTTACGACGGTTACGTCTGTGCCTCGGAAATACTCCTTGCCGCAAGACTCGCGAAAGTTACCTCGCGCGTAGGACTTGCGTTCATTGACGACGAACCCGTAATGGGTAAGTGCGTCTCTGACATTCATTGCATCTGTGGTGGGGACAATTAAGTCATCCCCATACACTCTCACCCTTCCAGTGTGGTTAACCACATCCTTGAGGGTAAGTTGTCGACCTAGACCCTTCTCGATCCCTAGGAAGCATAGTGTGAGAAACACCATGCATTCTATTGGGAAAGTGAGGGCCGACCCCATTGACGCGTACTTGGTCAGGGGGATTACCCCGTACCCAGGCACGTCAGCTCGTCTACTCCTACAGGCTTGCACTGCCTCAGAAAGGTCAGTGTAGCCATGGAGCATAACTTCGACGAGATGATTCGAGACACGGTCACTCGCCTCGCTCAGATCGAGCGTTGCGAGGCTCCCGTCAAGGGAACCTATCCGTGCAAGGAACTGGTTATGTTCCTGAACACGAAGAGTGATGAACCGCTGCACGATGTCATCGTGCTCGCAGAGTTCCGCCAAAAGCGAAAGAACTGCCTGCTGTGTGTATTGCATGCAGGTGGGCTCAATCGCGATTAGGCGTGGTGTCTTGGCAGTCTTAGGAACATCGATGACCCTTACGGGCCGTTCCTGTTCCAGGGTGAGAAAGTCCACATCCTCCAGATTCCGGTAGTACCGGTAGGAAGGGAGAAGATAGTCCGAAGACGGAAATACCTCCTCCAACCGCCAGGTCCACTCAACCTGATCGAACTTCTGGTTTCCCAGCAGTCGATCAGCAGTGGCACCGGGGCCATGCTTGGGTGTCATCTCGCCGCGGGCGATGAAACTATTGCCGCGAGCGAGAACCCAACCAAAAAGAAGATGAGCGATCCGAGAAAACGCCAGGTCATCAACCTGGGTCCATTCGGACTGCTTAGCTTCCAGGACTTGCTCGGTCTCGACGAACTTCTGGTATGCATTCTGTGTCCTCTGTGATGAACAGGGGATCAGGATCTTGCTGTACAGTGAGGTTAACTCACGCACGGCTAAGACTGCGTCCAGATTTGCGTTGTCGAGTAGGTCACCTGACTGACGATCAAACACGAGATCAAGGAAACCTCCGAGGAATCGGGGGAGACCACCTGTTCGCGTAAAACCCGCGAACATGGTAGGATCCACGTGCCCATCGGACAAGGCTCTGTCAAAATCCTTGCCGAAGGCAGG